AATAAATTTAGATGATGCCATAGAAATAATTCCAAAAAAAAAAACAAAAAAATATACTCCAAAACTCAAAAAAAATACAAAAAATATCAAATTTATTATTGATAGCGCTAGCACAGAAATAATTTCAGATAAGTATAGTGAACAGCTAATTGTTACGACATTTTTACAAATGTTAAATACTGTAAAATTATATCATTGGAAAACTACTAGTTACTCACAACATAAAGCAACAGATGAGCTTTATAGCAATTTAAACAAAAATATCGATTCTTTTGTTGAAGTAATGCTGGGTAAAACAGGTTCAAGGGTAAACTTAACTGGACAAAAGACCTTACCATTATTAGATTATACTAACCTAGAGGATTTCAAAAAGGAGATAGAAAAATACAAGGTGTTCCTAATTAATATGAATAAAGACGCTGGTATCAACATAACTAACAATAGTGACCTTTTGAACATTAGGGATGAACTTCTAGCAAACCTTAACCAATTCACCTACTTATTAACTTTTAAATAAATTATAAATAAATTAATGTTTTAGCGATGCAATAAAAAATTAATATGTATTTTTAATATAATGAGCGAGCAAAACAAGTATATTAGATCTATCACTGAAATTATGCCTGATGATTTTCCCACATTAACTCCTTTACCTGAAGGGTCTATAGCCTCTACTAGTAGTAGTAATAGCAGTAGTTCCGTTTTAGACTTTTTCTCAAATGTCACATGGCAAACTTGGTTAATAATAGTCTTAATTTTGGCATTACTTGGAATAAATATTTTTGTTTATTTAGCAAAAGGTACAGAAGAAACTGCCTCTATTTTTGGTCAAATATTTGGACCATTATTGAGATTTTTCGGTTATAGTACATTAGAAACAACTAAACAAACCGTTGAAACAAGTGCTACTGGAACTAAAGCTGGTGTAGATATTGTTGCTGGAGCGACAACTGGTGCTATTGATACCGTCGAGCAAACAGCACAAAATGGTGGATACCCTACAGCTACAAGCGGAACTTCTGTTGGTGTTTCTACATCTAATTCCAGTGTTCAAGGTCAACAAGCAACTTCTTCTTTACCGGTTCAAGAAAGAATACAACAAGCTGGAGGCAATATAGATCAATGGCAACAAGATTCTTTAGAAAAAGCATTATCTAATGCTAGTCAAAGTGCGAATCAAGTAAACCCTGATGATTCTAGAAGCTCTATTCAAACTACTGGTAAAGCCGGTTGGTGCTTTATTGGAGAAGAGCAAGGTATCAGAACATGTTCTGAAATAGGAGTAAACGACGCTTGTATGAGCGGAGATGTATTCCCTAGCCAAGAAATTTGTATGAACCCCAACTTGAGAGCATAAATAAACTCAATAAAAATATAATCATATTATAAATTATTTTCTTATTATAATCTATAATGATTAATTGTGATAAAGGATATAAACCAAGCACTAGCAGAAGATGCGTTAAAATCATAAATCGTTCTGTATGTAGTAAACAAGGGAAAATTTTTTCTACAAAAACTAGAAAATGTCGAAAACCGTGTAAAAATAATGAAACGAGAATTATGAGAAAAGATAAAAGAGGAACGAGGTGTAGATTAAAATGTAAATCAAATCAAGAAAGAGGTTTTAAATATTGTCGTAATAAATGTTCTTCTAGTCAAAAGAGAGTTTACAGAAAAAATTCAAGAAGAACATCTAGATGTGTAAATAAATAATATAAAATGTGAAAGGAAATTATAAACATAATACCTAAATACTAACTAAATACTAACAATATTAGATGGATCTGAAATAACATTTCCACTGGTTACGCCTATTATAAAAAAACTGTCAATGGAACTATTTTTAAAAACTTCGGTTGTAAACACAGTTCCATCTACTGTTTTAACAGGTGCTCCATCTTGATAAATATCAAATCTGGAAACAGGTAAACACGTTTCGTCTTGTGTCCAAGTCAATGTAACTGTTGTATCTACTAAACTTACTGACGTAATTACAGGAGGATATGGTTTAATAGAGCTAAATAATGTCGCATTAACTGGCCACTTGTTTGTACTATTCGTCATAATATATCTAGAACGAGGATACCACGTTGGGGTCCCATCGTTCCAACATAGTTCTTGTATTGTTCCTGGAACATCGGAATCACTAGTAGGATTACATAGTTGCTGAGATATCGTGCTTTTAGTTTCTCCAGTGCAGATATTTTCTTGAACAGAGCATATAAGAACACCTCCGTCTTGAATGACAATTGGTTCCACAGGAGTTTCAGGTATAATGGGTGGAAATGTATTACTTCCCTCTGTTGGCTCCACTGGTGGAGGTATATTTGGATCATCAACGTCAGAACCTCCTCCACCATTAGCAGGTAGGTCATTATTAATTGGAATAATAGACTGGGGGCAAGTTGGTGGCGCAACAGTTGAACCAATAATAGCTCCAGTAATAGGATCTATCGCCACATTTATATTTCCGGAGCGTTTCAAACTGGTTGTGTTAGGATTTGTGTAGCCACGGGTAGATTGTGTTGCCCAAGTAGTATTTCGATTAACCCATTGTCCCTGAGCAATTTTGGAATACCTTTGTGCTTTTGTAAGGTTTGAGCTATTAGCCTTATATTGTAAAACATTTCCTTTATTCAACATAGCAAGCGATTGTCCTAAAGAATACACTGGTATAATCGTGTTAGAATACGGTAGTTTCACAAGACCGCTATTGCTATCATCAGTATTAAGAGAACAACTATTTTGAACCCTAGACCAAGCTCTAGGTGGATTAGGTAAATAACATTTATTATTATAACAAGCCATCTTACTATTTATAATAATAATATAAAATAATAATAAATTAACAGTGTGTAGAAAACGGTTGTTGTTGCGACATACAATGAATATTACCACCTCCAAGTAATATGTCTCGGGCATAGATGCCTATTACTTTTCTGGAGGGAAAAACTTTTGATAAAACCTTGATGGCTTCTTTATCGCTGGAACAGTCAAAAGTAGGAACAACCACAACTTTATTGGTAATAATTAAATTTACGTGAGATGCATCTAGTCGTTCGCCTACTTTACGAGCATAAGACCCTTTTACGTGAGGCAAATTATCGACATCCTTTTGTGTATATGATATGATAGGTGGATGAGGGACTTTATAAACAGTAAATGAATGTCCATCACAATCAGTAGAGTTTTCTAACACATGTAATGCTGCTAGAGATCGTTTTTCTTGTTCTTTATCAATACATTCAGGAGTACCACAACCCTTTGGCCACGATAGGATAACTTTACCAACACCGACGAAAACACACATATTGTCGACGTGTCCATCAGTGTCAGTATCAGCGGCAACCCCATATGGCAACCAAACAATTTTACTAACATTCAAATACTTGTAAAGGACATTTTCAATTTGTGTCCTTGAAAGATTTTTATTTCTATTTTTGTTTAATAGACATTCTTCTGTAGTAATTAGTGTTCCTCTTCCATCAACGCTATATGAACCACCTTCACAAACAAAATTGTAATTTTCATAAAATGGTATAGCAAGCATTTTGCTGATTTTCAAAGAGACGAGCGCGTCTTGTTCATAATCGATGATGTTAGGTTTACCCCAACCGTTAAACTTCCATCCAAGACCTCTTAAATAAGTAGTTTTACCGCTATTTTTAATTAAAAATGTTGGGGCAATGTCTCTTAACCACGAATCATTGTCTAAAACTTCAACAACAAAAATGTTGCTATCATTGTTAAATAGATCAACGGTTGGTTTCCAGGTTGATGGAGGAGCCACAATGTATACGCGTTGATATTTAGAAATAGTGCGAGCTACATTTTCAATAGCTAATTGTGCTTTTTTAATGTTAAATGTGCCTGGATTGCTAGGCCATCCCAACCATGTAGCCGCTTGAGTGTCAAATTCGGATGGCATATAAAACCCATCTTTTTTTGGATAAGTAATAGATATAGATTTACTGTGATTTTTTCTTGTTTTATTCATATATAATAAAATAATAAAATAATAATTTTTGAATTAACAATAAAATAATAAAATAATAATATATATATGATAATTTTAGGTAATAGAGTTCCATATGAATATTTTATAACGAAAGGAAAAGGTGAGTCTAATGCTGGCTCAGAAGGTCTTCCTTATGAAACTGGTTCATATGATGCTGCATTAACTGAGGCTGGAATACAAAATACCAATGTAATTGAATATACTAGTGTTATGCCAACAGAAGCAAAAGAGATTACTAAAGAAGAGGGATTAAAAAGATTGCAATGGGGTGAAGTCCTTGAATGTATAAAAGCCCAGGCAAACGGTAAAAAGGGTTCAAAAATTAGCGCGGCAATAATGACAACAACTATTATAGACCCAAAAGGCAAATATTTAGGTGGGTTTGCTTGTGAATATTCAGGTTCAGGTACAAGAAAGGAATCCGAGATTTCTTTATCAGAATCGATAGCTGGAATGATAAAACGAAGAGGATACGGTAACATTAAAGGTGATATTCAGATGTATAAAGATAATAAGACAGATTCTGGATTTATAATTCATCCTGGAAAAATATTTGTCTATGAAAATTTGGATGTAGTACAAGAACACGGTTCGGTATTTACAGCCATATGTTTTGTTAGTTACAGGTTTCCAACTCTTTCAAAATCTAGAAGAGCAAGAAAGAGCTCGAAGACTCGTAAGCATAGGAAATAATAATAATAAATATAATTATTTATAAATTATATTTGTTATAAATAATTAATCTTTTTACATTGTTTTAATATTGATTATGGATTGTATCCATCGCTGGCACCGTAGAAGAACCATCTCAAAGATAAATAGTTGTTATTTTTAATATTGATACCATTAGAACCTCTCATATAAGTGTTAGGTCCTTTACTAGATATTCTGGAAATCTCAGCTGTTCCTAGCGCATAATTATAATACCACAAATTAGAAATATAACCAGAAAATCCGCCATTAGGAGCAACATATACATCCCCATAATTTTGTTTTGGAACACCATGTAACTGATGGCTTTTAATAATAGTTCCATTTATATAAACATCAAGTGTGTTATTTTGACATTTGATAATAACATTGACCCATTTATTTAGAGGAATATCATCTACGTCTATTTCCTCATTAATAACATTAAAAGTGTTCATCATAATTACTAATTTGTTAGTATTGGGTGCGATGTAAAGACCGGGAGCATTATTAGGAAAGTTTAGTCCTTGACTTTCTTGGTTTGTCGCATTAGGGTTCTTAGCATAATCATTTCCTTTATAGAAAACACATCTATAATTACCTGAATTGTATGTTAAATCATCGATATATATCCAAACAGACCAAGTAAATTCTATACCATCAGTAGCATTAACAGACCTAGAAATTGTAACGGAACCTTCAGACTCAGGATCTTGAGGAATGACTATTAATTGTTTAGCATCAACCATTCCATCAATTAGTTTAGGACTTCCACTAGGAGCTAAAAAATATCCTAAAAGTGATATTCCTAAACGTAGTAAAATAATAAATACGAATAATACAAGTAATAAAAAAGCAATCTGAGCAACTACGCTGTTCGAATTTAAAAATTCCTGTGTAGCATCAATATATGAATTTGTTGTAAATTGATTAAATGTAGAACCTTGACCAGTGTTAGAATAATCCATCTTATATATATATTATATAAATAATATGGATTAATATAAATTTATTTCAAAAAAATATGTCGATTAAAGAGACCAACTGGATTCTTCAGTGTCTCCTTCCATTAAAGATATCTTGACAGTATATTTGCCAAATAAGTTGCCTAATAAGCTGCCACCATATCCAGCCTTATATATGTTCCAAGCTTTCTGAGGATCACTAGAATCAGGCCAGTATTGGAATCTAGAGGTCCATCCAGAAAAGCCACCCATTGGTGTAACATAAACAGGAGCAGAAGCGTCAATTTTGGCTACACCAGGTAAAACACATGTTCTCACTAATTTACCGTCGAGATATAAATCTAAAGTACGACCATATACACTGATTAATACATTACACCATCTTTGAATGGGAACATTTGCTACAGGACAGTTATGAACAATATAATTAGTTCCGTCCTCAGGTACTTCATCTAATCCAGGGTAAACAGCTAAAGAAACGACGATATTATTTTGGATAGGACCTAAAACAACAGAAGGGCAAGGTTCTTTTTCTCCTGAACTGGAATTCATACGACCAAAAATAACTTTGGGTTCACCGTAGCGATAATTCCAATCATCAATAAAAAACCAAATAGAATATGTGAAGTTACTTGTATTCCCAGATGCATCAGAAGGAGCTAAATCAGCAGGTTCAATCTTTTGCATAGTTTTTCCGGATGTTAAACTAGACAACGTACTAACATCTTTTGTTATATATCGAATTACAATTATTAATAAAATAACAATAATTACAAATAGTAATATATTCTTGACTTCCATTATATTATACACTTAGAAATTTTCTTATAAAATTATATTTGTTAACTAAGATATAAAAGATACTAATGTTTCTTTATTTTCTTGTATAGACGGGGGATTTTTGTCTTTAAGGGAATTATATAATGTGTGGATGGATAGAATATCTAATGGTTGTTTAAAATATAACAAGTTTGCTATATTTCCACTAACTCCATTTTCTGATCCAACAGTCAATGTATCCAATTTCATATATGGAACTACTTCAATAGCAGATTTAACTAATTTACCATTATAAAATACATCTAAAGTTCCCCCATTATAATTTAACACGATGTGATTCCACTTTTGTAACAATACATCTTGTTGTTTGTAAATTATTCTATGTCCTTCTGCATCAATATCATTTCCAAATGGCATAGATTTTACTGTTTCAATGGCAGATGTAATTTTGTCCTGCGATGCTTTCCATTTATCGATTGTTTCTGGATTAATTTCTTTTTCCTCTGTTTGTACATAATCAACTACTGATTTACCTTCTGTATCCTGTTTAACTGTTATAAATAATGTGTTTGTTTCTGAACTGTATTTTATACATGGGTTTTCGCCGTATGACAGAAGCGGAACAATTTTCATATAAGATGAATTAGTGCTAGGAGGAAAAGCATCTAAATAAAACCAGAATGATAACGCATATTGATAGTCTGGTTTATCGGTACCAGATAAAGTTTGATATGATGCCACATTTGTTAGAACATCGGTTGGTATTGGTTGATTAATTAATTGTTTCCCACCTTGTTTTAAATATTTATTACTTAAATAAGGTTGACCCAAAAATGTCCATAGAAAATATCCACTTAACAATACTAAACTTAAAATTAACATTTTGATTTCAAATGGTTTTGGAGGTGTAAATGCACTGCTATCTCCAGGAGCTCTATTTATTAGACCAGTTATTTGACCAATATAATTAAAAATACTAACTAACAAACAAGGTATATATAATAATGTATTAAGGAGTAAACGATAATAAGGATTTTTATCTAGAAATCCGCCGGCATTTGCTAATTTATATACTATTCCTAACATTGCACAGAATACTAGTACGTTAAAAATAATATGTCCCCACGATTCCGGATTAGAAGCATTTTGATCAAAAATACCCATCATTTTAAGGGCTCCATAAATCAAACCGCCTGATATTCCCAAAGCAGCCAAAATATATAACCCTTTTAAAAGATATCCCATAAATCCTTGTTCATTTGAAAACATATTTGCTTTTGAAGGATTAGACATATAATATTGATAAACAGTAATCATAATAACCATAATCATCCCAACAAATAAACTGAAAAATAATACAGGACCGCCATAATTGGTCATTACTCCCCAAGGATTAAGAAAATATAATATAACAATTAAAATAGCAAATATAGCAAACAATAAAGTATATTTAGTTCTTAATGCGAATACATCTTGAATAGCCCTAGGAAGAGTTTGTAATACAGTTTCATCTTTTGTTTTACTATTTTTATAAATTAAGCCAGCTATAATAAAAAATAACATTATTATAAAAAAATTTACGATCATAGCAGTGTTATTTTCAGGAGGTTTTTCAGAAAATACACCTCCTATTGCTAACATCGAAAAAAATCCTGCTAAACCAATTAATATGGCTCCTAATACAATAACTGGAAAAAACCAATTTTGATTGGATTGCGGAAAGGCAGAAAACCAAGAGGATTGTGGATTATTTTTAAAAACAATGATCTCTTTAATTAGTATTCCAAAAAGTATTAAAAGTGGTCCTGTAATAAATATTTCATATCCAAATATTTTATTAAAACCGTTTGGATTTAATATATACATCAACAAAACCAAAAATATGAAAAGAGATAAAAAACTTATTAAAATGTTATAAGATGTTAACATTTGTTCTAAAGATAATGGTAATTTAACATTCATTTTTGTATTTGTTTGGTCCATATTATATACCTTTAAGAAAAGTTATAAGAGAATATAAAATCAAAAAACAAATACAAAATAATTTATTACATATTTTCCATAGCAGTTTTTTCTCCGTGGCATTCGCGACAAAGTGCTACCAAATTAGTTACATCATTTCCGCCACCGTGTTCAAGTCTTATTTTATGATCTACTTCAAATGTATGTGATAATTTTTTGTTACACTGTCCACATTTCCAATCTTGAATTGAAGCAACATATTTTTTCTTTGTTTCGCTAACAGAACGTTTTACGGGTTTAGGACCTGACAATAAATTACGCTGTTGTTGTGCTATTATGGTAGGATCATAATTGAATCCAGGGTTTAGTTCAGTGTTAAACCCTTCCATAAATCCTCTACTTTTGGTGGATAAATCGAAAATCGGAGAAATCATATCCATAGACGATTTATCAATTGGCATATACTTAATCATATTGTTAGTATATAATAGCATATTTTTGGTTTGAGAGGGATTTCTTTTGATCATTATATAAAAACATAAAGCAATAAATGCTATAAATGCCATTTTATAATATTTTTTATATGATAATAAGATCTTAGTATATTTCCCGTCATGATAAGAATTATATAATAAAAATGCTGTTATTCCAAATACTACTAATTCCAATCTCATATATTATTATAATATAATCTTTATTAACTTCGCATTTTTCTGGTTTTACCTATTTTTGATAATTTGCGTTTTTTTGTAATTTTGCGTTTTTTTGTAATTTTGCGTTTTTTTGTAATTTTGCCACCATTTTCAACATTCGTTAGATATTCTAGTTTCTTGGAACTATGATCAAGCCCAAAATTTTCAATCAATAAATTTAATTTTGTTAGTTCATCAACTAAAGAAGATACATTTATTTCATTAATTGGACTTTCGTATAAAAAATGTATGATAATATATTTTATTTTACTTATGAACTGTATCTGATATTCGTTTAACTTTTCAAATGATGAATATAAATATTCATACAGAGATATATAGATCATAACGAAACCCCAAATATCTATATTTTTTAGAAAGATGGTATTAAAATACGTCATTAAATCTAAATTGCCATTGTTAGTATATTTTTCTAAAATCTTTGATAAATATTCAACAATATAATAATAAGTAAAGTCATATTCGACCAAGTGATCTTTTATTTTTTTCTTTTTAACTGAGAACAATTCTTTTACTGTTAGTTTCTTTACTATATCATTTATTGCTGATAAATGACCAGGGCCTCTTATTTCATTCCATACAAAAATATAATTTACTACAAATTCTCTTATTTGAAAATAATCTGGATTAGGATACAGCTCCAAAAAATCATAATAAGTTTTTAACAATTCCTTATTAAAAAGAACGGATGAAAATGGAACATTATATTGGAACGGTCGTCTATATAGTTTTCTAGGAATTCCCTTTTCTGATGTATGTATTATAGATAGGCCCCAATCTATTAAACGGCAATGCAACCCTTTTTCAGTAGGATCTACCAATACATTAGCATCTTTAATGTCGCAATGATAAACATTTAAATTATTCATTGGTACAATACCATTAACTAACAAGTCAATAAGTGAATTATTGAGTCGAATAACAGTTGAACTCGTAGAGTTATACGCAAAATAATCATCAATAAATTTTTCGACATCTATTCCTCCATTAGGCATATTTATAGATAAAATTTTATCAAGGGACTTATTTATGTTTTTAACAGTAATATCTTTTTTATTTAAAGCTTTACATTTTTGTTTGTATCCTTTTAGATCTTCGGTTGTTAGTTTAGCAGGTTTACATAATGTAAAATCGTCCAATAAGAAATACCTATCATAATTTGGTATTACTTTTAAAATATTTTGAAACTTTGTAATTTGGTTATATTCTTCTGTTGCATTTTTAGATAACATTAATTTACTTATTTTATGTGGTTCTCTAGAGACAGCATTATCGCATTTTAAAGCGGGTTTAAAAATACATCCAAACCCGCCAGATGCTATGATTTTCCCCCCTTTTTGTTTTTTAGTCATTAATTCGTATATTATAGAGATATTATTATTTATTATACAAATAAACAATCAATCCAGTGGCTCCCATAACAACCAAAGTATAAATAAGTTTCTCTCGCCATCTATAGTACTCTTTCATTTTAATGTCTTTCGGTTTATATTCTTCATAATACCTAAAATAAAAGTCATTAAGTGTAATTTTTGGTTTTTCTAATTTTTCATTAATCTTATTATGAATAAAATGCATCCATCGAATTAACGATTCTCTTGAATCTAAATAAGCCGTAACCGGATATTCATCTAATAATTTTTCAAAATCGCTACCAATAGCTTCGACTGGAATAAATAAAGGTAAATTTATAATAAGCTCATAATATTTCTTTTTAGTAACCGCATTGGGATGATGGGGATAGGACATAGCCAATGTATGTAAAAAAAACCAAAAGTGAGGACCCCATACAGTTGGGTCTAAACGAATAAAATTACTAGCTAAAGAAGGCATTTAAATTAAAACAACATAAAAACAACTTTCTTTAAACATATAGATATTAGAAAATGAGTAAAAATATATGTAATAATTGCGGAAAACAAGGCCACCAGTTTCACCAATGTAAATTACCAATAACAAGTTATGGAGTGATTTTATTTAGGTCATCAACTAAAGGCATACAATATTTAATGATTAGGCGTAAGGATAGTTTTGGTTATATTGATTTTATAAGAGGTAAATATGTTCTAAATAATTTAGAACACATACAAAGTATGTTTAATGAAATGTCTATGTCTGAAAGAGATAAAATAGCTACTACTGATTTTGAAACATTATGGAAAATGATGTGGGGAGAAACAGCAATAGGATCACAATATAAAGGTGAAGAATTGGCATCACAAAAGAAATTCGAAGCATTGAAATCAGGAGTTTTGATGGGAGTAAATGGTGAAATAATAACTTTAAAAAATTTGATAGACAGCTCAACAACAAAATGGACAGAAACGGAGTGGGAATTTCCAAAAGGTAGACGTAATTATCAAGAAAAGGATTTGGATTGTGCATTAAGAGAATTTGAAGAGGAAACAGGGTTATCTAAAAAAGATATAAAAATAGTGGAAAATATATTACCCTTTGAAGAAATATTCTTAGGGTCTAATCACAAGTCATACAAACATAAATATTTTTTAGCTTATACAGATAAAACAACGGATGAATTGCATAATTACCAGCAAACTGAAGTATCCAAATTGGTGTGGAAAACATTAGAAGAATGTTTGGATTCTATTAGACCATATAATTTAGAAAAAAAACAACTGATTATAAATATAAATAAAGTTTTACAAGAATATAGATTATATTAGTATATATAAGTAATGAGTGTAGAAATTAAGCTAAAGCCAAAAAAAGGAAAAAAAGAAGAAGATACAGATGAAGACCTAGATACTGAAATGGATATTTCTAGCGAAGAATGTAATTTAGATGACATAAATAATCTTTACAGTAAGAAATGTGGTAAGAATAACAAAGAACAATTAAAAATAGAGTCAGAAAACAGAATTGAATTATCGAAAAATCCAAACCAAGACGAATTTTTGTATCCAGTTTTAGACGACCCAAACTTTAATATTAAAATAGCTCAAAAAAAGGAATTTAGCGATACTAAGTATGATGGTGATATTTATCCTGTTGAAAAATATGCAAATATTTTAAAAACAGCCGAATATGAATTGTTGCCTCAGCAAGCATTTGTTAGAAATTTTCTATCATTTCAAACCCCGTACAACAGTCTATTATTATTCCACGGATTAGGTTCTGGTAAAACTTGCTCGGCTATTGGTGTATGTGAAGAGATGCGAGATTATTTAAAGCAAATGGGCATTACTAAACGTATTATTATTGTTGCTAGTCCAAATGTTCAAGATAATTTTAGATTACAGTTATTTGATGAACGTAAGTTAAAAGAAGTAGACGGTATTTGGACAATGAAGGGATGTTTAGGAAATAAACTATTAAAGGAAATAAATCCAACTGGAATGAAAGGCTTAAAAAAAGAAAAGGTTATACAACAAGT